TTCTTTGATATCATCAAAGTCTAAGGCCGTGACATCTATTCTTTTATCAGACATTATCTACTTCTCTCTAACATTACATCTAAGGTGACTAACTCACCAGGTATGTTTATAACTCTAAATGATATAGTAACCTCATATGAATTGGCAGCCAAGTTTGGTCTAGCATCAATTGATACTACTCTGGCACGAGGTTCAAAGTTTTCTATTACTTCACCAATAGTTCTTGTTAAAGCATTAGCAGTGATTGGGTCTATCTGTTCAAACAATAAGTTTGATACACCAGATCCTATTTCTGGGTGAAACGGTCTTTCGTAATGGTTTGTGAGTATGAGATTCCGTACACTTTGCTTAACCGCATCAACATCTTTCTTTTGTAAGACATCTTTGGTGTTTGCGTTCTTCTCAAAAGATAACGCCAGATCTTTATATAATCTAACAGACCTTGATGATGCGTTAGTACCACTTGCGTCTCTATAACCTGATTGAAGTATTGCCATGATAACTATTTATCATGTTAGCCCGCAAAAACATTAGAAGAACCTGAGGCAGATGCATTAGGTATCCAAGATCCATGACCACCTGTTGCGTCACCTTGTCTATGAACTCCTTTACCATTTACAAATACAGTAGATGATCCACCAGTTGCAGGATCGCCACATGATGTAGAATCACCAATACGAATAGTATTTGCACCATTCGTCTTCACATTACTAGAACCACCAGTATATGCAGTTTTGTGAAACGGATTAGGTGTAGGACTTGCGTGACCCACATGCGTATCTAGTCCTGATCGTGTGACGGCAGAACCCATTATCTTCTTTTACCTTGACCTACACTTCTTTTGAATAATCGTCTCTTGTTCTTGTTCTTTGGTCTAGTTCTTGCACTATCCCCAATAGATGTTCGTTTCTTTGGCCCTTCTTCATAGGCGATTACATTTATACCTCTAGCCATTATGAGTGTTCACAATTAGAACATTCACATGATTGACAAGATCCGCCATTACTACAATGACATCCATGCCCACAGTTATTACATTCCATTATTTCTTTCCTTTTTTCTTTGTAGTCTTCTTTTTCTTTTTAATTACTTTCTTTTTGGGTGTTTCTACTTTCTTAGATAAACCCAACCATTCTAAAATTTTCATAAAATCTCCATTTTTTATGCGAACAAAACAAGAACATAATTGGTCAAGAATGTCGCACCTTCAAAAAACCCTTATAAATCAACACTTTACAGTAATAATATATTACCATTTTATTTAGCATATTCCTTGACTTTCATAAGGATGCCGTATATGATATATTTATCAATGAAAAACAAAGGAAACATTATGAAACTTAATATGTCACTAGAAGAACTATACACTCAATTTAAACTTGCGAATACACCGCAAGAGAAAATCAATCTCTTAAAATTTGTGAGAGATAACTCTCTTCCAAATACTTACCAAATTAACTTTGATAATTGTATCAAACATTTAGAACTACAAATTAACTAATCGAAAGGAACTATATTATGATCAAAGTACAACCTGCACAAAATATCGAAGACGGTATTCAAAATCTTATCAACGCATCTAATGAAGACTATTCAAAAGATATTACTAATTCAGATATGATAGAACAATTTAAAAACTCTTGGGTTGTTAAGTCTGGTAAAAAGTTTATCAAGATTATATCCAAGAACTCTGTTCATTCTTTCATAGTGAAAGAAGACATGTTCACCCCTGGTGGACAACCTAAGTTTAAGAAAGGTGATGTTCTCAAGGCTGCGTCTTGGAACAAACCTGCACTAAATCAACCTAGAGGAAATGTCCTCGAAGGTAACTATCCAATGCAATGGACTGGACCATTATATTTAAGATAAACGAAAGGAAACTATATTATGAAACTTGCATTTAATAATCTTCCCGATATCCTAGACTGGATTAGGGAACCATCTCATAAGGAACATTTGTTTCTTATTGAGGCTGCGATTGCGAAAGCAAAAAGCAGTAAATCTGAAATTTCTGTTGGACAGGAAGTTCAGTTTGGTCGACCAAATGGTCGTAAGAGATTTGGGATTGTCGAAAAGATGAACCCACAGAAAGCCGTCATTCGTGAGAAAGGTGGTCTTGGTGCGAAGTGGAGAGTACCATACTCTCTGATTCAATCCTGGGAAGATCAACATAGGTTTGCCTAATGTTGATTAAGGTTGGCGACAAGGTCGCAGTTAAAACAAGATCACTTTCTATTGTCCAGGGAGTGATCACAGACATTTCACTTGGTCTGGTCAAATCAGATCCTGCTGGTGAGTTAGGTGTCAATGTTCAAGAATACGATACAGATATGAACTATGTAGGTTCGATTGGTTATAAAAATGATAGTGGTGAAAACTATTGGGCATACTTCGATCAGATTGAAAGCATGGCTTAGAATTTAGAAATTAGTTTTTTCTTTTTCCTTTGGAGAGCTCCACAAAAGTGGAGCTCTTTTTTTTTAACCTCTCACTTCATCATCTGAAACGACAGGTGTTTCTATTTCGTTGGAAGGCATTTCAATAATGACTTTTGGGACAGGTACTTCATCTATGAAAGAAGCAGCTTGCTCCCCATATTGATGACCTAACCAAAAAGCACCAATCACAATCAAGACATAAAATAATTTTTTCCAACGATTCTTAACTATGTCTCTCATAATTTTTCCTATTTGCTATTCCATCTCTGCCATAAATTAGCAGCGACCCACGCTAGGATTCCCCATTTAATAATAAACATTGGGGCAACAAAGCCTGTGAACAAAGCGATTGCTAATACAATCAGTCCATAGTCTTTCCATGCGCTTATATCTTTAATCCATTTATCCATGAATTTTCTCCTTTGTTATTAGTTATTTAGAATGAGAACTTTGTTCCTATTGAATAGTGTTCTAAATCATTGCTATTTGCATCTAATTGCTCTTGCTGATATTCAGCATAAACACTTAGAGAATCAGATAGACCATGAGATAGACCTAATGTGTAATAGGTACCAGTTCCTTCTTTGTCACCATATCCTACTGTTGCAGCTTTCCAACCTACTGTTGCCTCATAGGCAGATAAATCTGTTGCGGCATCTTTGATTGAATAGGTACCTGCCAATGATAAATCACCTACGGTTGTAGATGCACCAGCAGCCCAGTAAGAAATGTCGTTCACTAAATCATCTGTATATCCTACTGCTAAATTTAAATCATCAATAGAATGTGATACAGATAAATCCCAAACATCTATGCCACTCTCACCAGATGAACCATCTACTATACCCATAGCAGAAACAGGTCCTGATGAAACCTTGACAGAATTGCTAGAACGATCTGCATACTTCCAGAACGCACTACCACCATAGACTTCGAAATTATTTGTGACATGAACATCTGTATAAGGATGTGATTGTCTACCTAAAGAGATTGCGGCACCACCTGAGTTTTCAATACCAACAAATGCTGTTCTTGAATCAAAGGTGTCACTACCACTATCATCTACATCTAAACCAACTTCAACATTGGCAAAGCCTGATAGACCATTACTTCCTTCCAAGGCTACATCTACAATATCAATTCCAATCTTTGAACCATTGTTCTCTAATTTAGAACTTGCATTGCCAGACGAATCTTGGTCATGTGACATTTTATAATTAAAGGTACCATATGGCATTACCTCTGTTGCCATGCTTGATGCAGACAATAGAAGACTAGACACCATAACGGTTATTAATTTATACATGTATTCTCCTTTAAAATGTGATTAACTCTAATCAATCCCAGGACGGGATTTTAATGTATTCCTCGAATAATATTCATTGTATATTATTTAGTCGATACGGAACCACTGGTCGTTCACTATTTCATCAATTTGTTTTCGACCTTCTTCACTTATCCAATCTTTTATTAGATAAGCACTTATATGAGTATATCCGTTTCTTTTCGCCCATATAATTCTTCGACCCCCACATTGATATTTCCGATAGATACCGTTCGCTTTTAAATCACGAACTATTACAGGATATAACAACCCTTGTTTTTCCATATCGTCAAACAATTCTTGATAGGGTATACCCCACTTATTCGCATAGTCTGTCCACTCATGCACTGGCACATTATCCCACTTG